AGACCTGTGACGAGGCTGGTGACGGTACGACCACAGCCACAATCCTCACCCGTGCGCTCATCAAAGAGGGAATGAATGTTCTTCCTAATGTCAAGAATCCACAGCGTTTCAAAGAAGGAATGGAGGCTGCTCGTTCAGAAGCCGTTTCGTTCATTAAAGCGATGGCGAAGGAAATCGGTGAGACTGAGTTCGACCGTGTAAATCAGATTGCCACTATCAGCGCAAACGGTGATGTGGAGGTTGGTTGTATCATTTCTGAGGCTATCGGAAAGGTAGGAAACGACGGAGTGATTACGGTTGAGGAAAGCAGCAAGGGAAATGAAACCACAGTTGAAGTGACCACAGGTTTTCAGTGGGAGAAAGGCTTGGTGAACCCGTATTTCGTTACAGACCCAGAGCGTATGGAATGCGTGCTTGATAAGCCGTACATTCTTATTTTCGGACAGAACATCAACTATCCCCAGGAAATCCTTCCTATCATTCAGACAGTTTATTCAGCGAAACGCAGCGTTCTTATCGTTGCTCCTAATGCGTCTAATGACGTTATCAAGTTCCTCGTGACAAACATTCAGCAGCAGAACGGGTTGAAAGCCTGTTTCGTAAAGGCTCCCGGATATGGTCAAATCCAGAAGGACATGATAGAGGACTTGGCTGTTAAGGTAGGCGCAAAGGTGGTAGGCGATGAGTTTGGACGTCCGCTTGACCAACTCGGTACAGACTGGCTGGGCGAGTGTGAACGTACAGTCGTTTCTACTAATCGTACAATCCTCGTAGGAGGCGTTGGTACGGAAGCCGATATAAATACCAGAGTAGAGGCTATTAAACATCTAATGGAGGAGAATACGAACTCTTACGACCAAGAAAAGTATCGTGAACGTATTTCGAAACTTACAGGGGGAGCAGCCGTCGTTTATGTAGGTGCGGATAGTGAGGTAGAGATGAAGGAGCGAAAAGACCGTGTTGACGACGCTATTGCCGCAACTCGGGCAGCGTTGGAAGAGGGATACGTTCCCGGAGGCGGTACGGTTCAGTTGAGAGCGTCAGACCACCTACGCAATATGCCTTCACTTCATGAAGAACATCCTGACTTCATTATCGGTTGGAATGTAGTGGCTCAAGCGTTGATGGCTCCGTTCAATCAGTTGTGTGAGAATGCTGCCGTGAACGCAACCCGTATCGAAGTCGACCTGACAAACAACGACGACCCGATGTGGGAGAAAGGCTTCAACCCTGTTACTGAGAAGATAGAAGATATGTTTGAGGCAGGAATCATTGACCCTGCGAAAGTGTCAAGAGTGTCCCTGGAAAACTCTGTTTCAGTCGCTATTCAGTTCCTGAATACGTCTTGTGCTATGTCCGCAAATGATGAACCAAATAAAAAGTAGATACTATGAGTCAGAAACAAATCCGAAGAGGGGACATTGTACGCATCCGCCATAATAACAGCGGTCATCAATTCAAAGAAAACACTTTGTGCGTCGTACTGGATACATATCCGAAACGAGCCGAATTCCCCGACAGGTTCAAATGTGCAACCCGAACCGAGTGGTGGTACGTTGATATCAAAGACATCACGCTGTTCTCGCGAAACAAGAACGAGGATGACGATTATTAATCATTAAATAGAGACGATTATGTTTTTCGAAGTAAGAACAAAACGGTTGACAGTCACCGAGCGCAATGCGTATAAGACCGTCAAGGAACTGTGGCTGTTCCAGGTTGAAAGTTACACCGAAGCCGAGGCTCGTGTGACGGAGTTTATGAACAAACAATTCAAGGGAGAGGACTTCTCTATTCCTAAGATTCAACCGTCAAAGATACAGCGTGTTGAAAAGACAGACGGCTGTGCTGATGAAGACCCGTTCTACAAAGTTAAGATTGAACTTCTCAGCGAGAACGACAAGGGTAAAGTGGTGAAAGAACCGTTCTTCATTTTGGTTCGTGCTGAAAGTCCTGAGGCTGCTATTGAGGTTGGTAATGGCGTGGGCGATGAAGAAGCACCGTCTTCTGAAACTGTTTCCGCTACGAAAACCAAGTTCACAGGGGTTGTCGTAATGACCGCTCCGAAGAAAGAACCAGCGAAACCAAAAGCAGAGGCTCCTAAGGAAGAGGAACAATCGAAGACTCCTGCTAAAGCAGCGAAGTCGAAAAAGAAGTAACATTCAGTAACAATCAAGAGTGGCTGGGAAACCAGCCACTTTCATATTTAGGAAGATAATGGCAGAAAAGAAACAACCCATCCCGAAACGTGTAATTACGGAAGCCGACGTTGACCGTATCATGAGAACGGCTCCTGATTACATTACGGAAGCATCGGACGAGGTGAAGGACTTGTTTGTCGCTGCTGAATGGGCAAAAGAGGAACGAGACCTGTCTCCTAAAAGATATTTCGACCTCGTGCTAAACGAGGGTACAGAGGAAGAGAAAACAATCAATATAGACTTCCAACAGACGGTGAATGTGGGGGCAGTTGTCAAGACGCACGGTGGGGACATTACGGCTGTTCGTTCAGCCAACGCCAAGCGTCTTCAATACTTACAGTTAGACAGAGCCTATCAACGAGCCGTGTTAGAACTGAATAAAGCCATGGGAGTCCGTTCCCGGAAGCCTCGTAACATTGTCGACTATACAGGCACGATAATGGAACTCTTTGGGAAGTTCTATACCGTTACCGATGTCAGCAAGGTTATGGCAAAGGAATACAAGATTAAGGTTCCTGAGGAAGAACTGAAGAAGTTCTACGTTGAGAACCGAGACTTGATTACCAGACGTCGAGCCGAGTACGTGTTACAGAATAAAGACTTTCGTATAGCGACTGAAACAGGTCGTCTTGAAGTCCTTAATCAAATGCTGGTAGAGGTTGAAATCAAGAACAGAGCAGCAGGGGGAAGTAACGTCGATTACTGTAACCTCATACTCCGTATCATTGAACAGGCTCGCAAGGAAGTTAAGGGGAACGAAATTAAGATGACCGTTGATGGTCGTATTGATATCAACGCCACACTTCACGCTGAGACCAACGTGATGACGGTCATGAAGCAGATGTCTATCAATGCGTTGGTAGTGGGTTTGACGGCTGCAAAGGTAGGGTTGAATCCGACCGTGTTGATATCACAGTTGGCGTCTTCATGGTATGCGAAGTTCAACGGGTTCAATGGAAACTTGATGGACGGTGAACAGGTACAGTTGCCGTCAGCACTGATTAAACAATACGACTGGGACCAGATAGAGCGTTCCTCTAAAGAGTTCGTTCAGGAGTTTACCCCTATCACGGAAATCATTGATGAGAAGGAACCTGAGAAGCAAACCACAGCCGAAACAACTCGTAAGAATATGCTTCTACGATTGAAGTCAATGAAGGCAGCGAAGGCACAGGAAGACAGCCGTGCCAACCCTGTTACACCTGACGACAAGGATATGAGCCTCAAGGAGAATGGTGTGGTACTGGTTCCGGAACCAGATGAACCCGAAGAGCCGAAAGGTGAGTTCGAAATAGACTACAATCTTAACAAGCATTACAAGCAGAAGAAGAATATGCGGGTAAAGGGTGCGATAGGAGAGTCTATTGCTCGTCACAAGGCACAAAAAGAAGAGGGTGAGGTAAATGTAAACAAAGCGGAAGCAGAAGCCGCAGCGAGACGTGAAAGACGGAAAGCACGTCGCGAAGCAAAGAAGAAAGGAAATCAAGAATGAAAATAGTTTATAACACATGGTTCCCGTTTGGGAATTATCATACGTTGAACTTCTTCGGAATACTGTTTACCAAGCGTAAACAGTTACCGGAGTCAACAATCACGCACGAGTCGATACATACGGCTCAAATGAAGGAGATGCTCTGGCTGTTCTTCTACCTGTGGTGTGGGGTTGAGTACCTACTCATCAGGCTGTTCCACAAGAAACAGAACTGTGCATATCACGACATCAGTCTTGAGGAAGAGGCTCACAATAATGATGAGAATCCTGACTATCTCAAGACTCGTAAGCATTATGCGTGGTGGAAATACATAAGGCTTCGAAGCAATCATAAATAAATTTCGTTTAACAATTTAATTTCAAAGATTATGCAAAAAGACTTTTTGACAATCACCCCAGACTCTGGGGGGGGGGTATCGCTCGAACTATCGATGTGAGTCAGGCTCAAGGACGTTTTACAGCGTCTAAAACAGGTTCTATTCAGTTTGACAATTTGCTTTATGAACAGGTAACGTCAAGACTTTATTTAAGGCTGATAAATACAAACAACGAAAGCGAATATATCAGTTTGTGTGAAAGGCTGGAGATAATGAATTCAGGCGAGAAAAATACTGAACAGATATCTGGGGAAGTTAAATGGACAGGGAGTCGGACGTTCACGACAAACAAATGCAACCTAATTATTTCATCTGGAAAGAATGAAAATATTGACATCACGTTAAATGGGAAGACCTTAGTCAAGGGAACATTTACTTCTCGACAAGAAGTTAGATTTTCAGCTATAACAATATCTCCGGGAGATACATTAAGAGTATCAGGAACAGTTCGATATTCGTAAAAAGAAAGGGTGAGCCGAAAGACTCACCCTGTTTTGTTTACCCGTGTACAGGCTTCTAAATACCTGTCGGAGTAACATTGTAAGAACGAACCATCCACGCTTCCTTTTCCATGCTTTCAATCATGTCCTCAAGGAAGTTAAGAGTGGCGAGGTCATTCTCGGGGATTTGTTTGTGAATGTCTCTGATAGAGCGTATCAACTTATCCCAGTCGTCACGAATGATTTTCCACATGTCAAGAGCCTGTGGAACGGCTTCGCTCATACCGAATTCCTTGATGTGGTTGTTCTGTAACATTGCTTCCATAGAACCCAGCGGACGTTTGCCAAGAGAACGGACACGTTCAGCAACATCATCAACACGTTCAATTTCTTCTTCGTAGAGTTTCAGCATAGCCTCGTGATAGGAACCAAACGAATCTCCTACGACATTCCAATGGAACTGCCAAGTCTTCAGCATAAGCGTGAAGTGGTCAGCAAGTAAACCATTCAGCAAGAGGGCACTACGTTCGAGTTCCTCTTCAGTTAAACCAGTCTTAATCATTTTCCTTTAATATTAAAGAGTTTATAAACAGTTATATAACGAGTATGCTCC